ACGATATAGCTAACCAATCAGGTGCAAACTTTAGAGCAGACTTAAATAATGCTTTGGATGCTATTGTATCTAACAACTCAGGAACAAACCAACCATCCACAATGTTTGCTTATGAATGGTGGGTAGATACAACTAACAACTTATTAAAAATTAGAAACTCTGCAAACAACGCTTGGATTACTTTACCTTTATCAATCACCGCAGATAATTCAACATCAGGTGCTTTAACAGTAAATGGTAATTTAAGCACGACAGGTACTTTGGATGTAAATGGTGGGGAAATAATTTTAGATGCTGATGCAGATACATCAATCACATCAGATACAGATGATCAAATAGATTTTAAAACTGCTGGTGCGGATAGGGTTGTTATTACTTCTGAGGGGAAGTTTGGGATTGGTAATCAAACGCCTAGTCAGCTTTTGAATGTTCAATCTGCTACTTTTCCTGTCGCAGAAATTTCTTGTTTTAGTGATTCAAATCCAACTGATGGTTCAGCTTTAGATTTGGTAGAAAAACAACCTAGTTTTGCAAGTGCTTCTAATACCTTTGGTCAGACAGGTGTTTATGGTTACAGAATAAAACTTAATGGTTCTGATAATACTTTAAGGATAAAGTCAGGCGCACAAAGTACAGTTACTGATAGAATTGTTTTACAAAGGGATTCAGGTGCGGTAGGTATAGGAGTTGTTGATGGAGATGTAGTTGGAGATGGTGTAGCTGCAAGAACTTATGTTGGCATAATAGGTTCAGGTAATCGTGGTGTCTTAGCTTTAGGCAGTACTGCTTCTGCTGGTGCTGATGGCGGTAAATTAAGTTTTGTTAATGGTACAAATGTTACAGGCGAAATAAGTTGTGATCCTGATGTTGCAAGTGCAACAAATGGTAATTTGGCATTTAACACAACAAACACATTAAGATTAAAAATTACTTCAAGCGGTAGAATGTTCTTAGGTGGCACTCAAGGTTTTGGTAATGGATTTTTTGAAGTAAATGCTTCTCCATCAACTTTTAATCATATTGTGACTAGACCTACTGTAAATGCTACATATAACGCACTAAGAATGATAAATAATAGTAACACTGTTATAGGAACTATATCTGTAGGAACAAGTGTTAATACAGTTACTTATGGCGGTACTTCAGACTATCGTTTGAAAGAAAATATAAAACCTATGGAACAAGGTTTGGAAAGAGTTAAAAAATTAAAACCTGTAAAATTTGATTGGAAAGAAACAGGAGAATCTTCAGAAGGTTTTATTGCACATGAAATACAAGAAGCTGGTTGGAATCTTGGAGTTGTTGGTGAAAAAGATGGTAAAGAAATGCAAGAAGTTGAATATGGAAAATTGACACCTCTTCTTGTGAAAGCAATACAAGAGTTAGAAGAAAAAGTAAAAAAATTAGAGGGATAATATGGCAATAAATTATACTTGGGATTGTAAAACTGTAGATGTAAAAACCATTGATGGTAATGAGGACACAGTTTGTACTGTACATTGGAGATTAATAGGCGAAGATGATTCAAAAAATGTAAAAGATAGAGAAGGTAATGATGTTCCAGCTAGATTAGAAATGTATGATCAAAAAAATTTAGATGTTTCTGATTTGTCAGATTTTATTGCTTTTGAAGATTTAACAAATGAACAAGTAACAAATTGGGTTAAAGATGCTATAGGAGAAGAAAAAATTGAAAAAATGAAAACTAACATCAGTAATCAAATTGCTGAATTAGTTACACCATCATATGAAACAAAAACAATAGGAGATTAATATGTCAGATATACAAGTTAGAAACGATAATGGCGAGGTTGAAGAATATAACAAAGAAGATATGACTGATGAACAAAGAAGTTTATTTAATGATCTTCTAGCCTTGCAACAAAGATGTGTAGAGATTGAACCAATGGCAAGAGAGTTTGCTGATAAGAAACAATTGGTTGATCTAAAATCCAAGTCTTTATTAGAAAGCCTTAGAGGTATAGGAAATGCCGAGAAAGAAAGCGACAGCGAAACCAAG